CTTCCTTCCCCCAGAGGGGAGCCGTGGGCCCGAATACAAGCACGCTGAGCCAAGAACGCACCCAGATGGATGGGTTATGCCCAGATTGGAAACTAGCCGTCCTGCGGTCGTGTTGGGGTCCTTTGGGGAGCAGGCCGCTACTTGGCTGAGAGACGTTTACGGCATGGATCTGAGGGGCTGGCAACGGTACGCACTTGAGCGAGCACTCGAATACGACCAGGACAAACAACTTGTGTGGTCCACAGTCATAATCACGGTAGGGAGACAAAGCGGCAAGTCATGGCTATCGCGTGCGGTCTGTCTCTGGCGGATGCATCACCCTGATCTGTTCGGTGAGCCCCAGACAATTCTTCATGTGGCTAACCGACGCTCAACGGCGATGGAAGTTATGAGGCCCGCTGGAATATGGGCAACCGAGATTTATGGCAAAAGCGCAGTCAAGTGGGGTAACGAAAAGGCGGGGATCGAACTACCTAGCGGCGACCGTTGGCTACTTCATGCCGCTAATGACTCGGCTGGTGTCGGCTACTCGGTGTCAATGGTGTTTGTCGATGAGGCGTGGAAGGTTAAGCGGGAAGTGGTCGATGATGCTCTAGCTCCCACTATGGCGGAGCGAATGAACCCGCAGCTCTGGCTAGTGTCTACAGCTGGTGACAGTCTCTCGGATCTGATGCAAGCCTACCGGCAGCGGGCCCTCGACCGCCTGGAGTCAGACGACCCAGGCTCGGTGCTATTACTCGAATGGTCAGCACCCGCCGAGGCGGACCCCGACCTAGTAGAAACGTGGAAATGGGGCTCACCCGAATGGTCAGACAAGCGCGAAGCGTTCCTGAAACACCAGTGGACCAATATCGAGGAATCAGCGTGGAGGCGGGAATATCTCAACCAATGGGTGATCAGGGCAGATCATTGGCTCAAGGACTCATGGTGGAACGGCACGCTAGACCCCGATGTTCAACTTCCGACGGATCGAGTGTGGAGCGTGGCAGTCGAATCAGACTTTGACGGAATGGGGCACGCCGTGGCTATCGCCTGCCAAAACGATAACGACGAAGTGGTGATAAGAGTGACCACTCATAGGACGATTAAAGAGGCGGACGAACAATTAGCCAAGATCAGAGCCGAGCATCCACAGATCTATGTCCAAGTGACCCCTGGCTATGTGGACCGTTTGCGCGAAAGGTTCGACAGTCTCGTGGGCCAGCGTGAGGCAGTCGCCGCCACACAGACATTGCAAGACCTATTCGACCGTAAAAAGATCAGGCACGACGGCTCCCAAATCCTCCAGGAGCATTTTGCCAATTCGAATATCAGCAGGCGGCAAGGCGGTTGGGTCCTCACCGCACCCATGGGTCGAAGTGGAGTTTACGCAGCGCGGGCCGCCATGTTCGCAGTTTCGCAAGCGGCTAAAGCCCCGATGCCCGTCGCCATGATCAGATCAAGACGCCGCGCCTAATACCAATAATCCGATAAAAGGACTATGATATCCGCATGGTGTTCCCCCGAGCCCTGGCTATTGTGCGAGGCACTGAGGCTATTTCCCATAGCGTTACCGCTGACAGCGCGGCTAGTGCCTCGCCCAATGTCCGAGAATCAGCAGGACTAACGGCGTTACTCACTAACCAGTTGCAGTATTCCTCTACCAGGGCGAACGCAATGCAAGTCCCCGCTTTCGTTAATGCCCTGAAAACTTACAGCCACACCATTAGCGCTTTTGGTCTGCGCGAGTATCTGTACGACGAACCGATAGCGGCCCGCAGTTTCCTCAACTGCCCGTGCTCGGTGCTCCCATATTCCGCAGTCATGCAACGCACTATCAGCGACTTACTCATGTATGACCGTGCCTATTGGCGCATTACCGAACGGTCGTGGGACGGTTACCCCAGCACGATCCGCGTGATGCGCGTCGAGGATGTTATCGACACGCCCCCAGGTAACTCAGGCATAGATGACAACCAGTATCCACCGGCGGACCCGTTCTATTATCTTGGGTCAAAGATCCCGACTCGTGATGTGATCAAGTTCTATGGTGACGGTAACGGTGGCTGGCTACGCAACGGCGCAACAGCAATCAGCATTGCCAGCGCTCTCGAAGCCGCGAGCGTCATGTATTCCGAAACACCTATTCCCACAGTTGTGCTCAAGAACTCAGGCGCAGACCTACCAGCCGCACAGGTGGACGCACTGCTCGACGCATGGGAGGAAGCCCGCGCAAACCGTGGCACCGCATATCTCAACAACACAATAGACGCGCAGGCGATGGGCTTTAGTGCTCGCGACGTACAGCTTGTCGAGGGCAAGGCGGTCGCGAGCCTCGCTATCGCACGTTTGGCAAATTTGGATCCTATTTGGGTGGGTGCAGGTGTTCCAGGGTCAAGCCTGACCTATTCAAACCGAGTGGACCTATATCGCCAGTTGCTCGACACCGCTTTGCGCCCGATCATGCAACTTATCGAGCAGCGCCTATCTATGCCAGACATAACCCCGAGGGGACATTCTGTCCGCTTTGATACGACGGCGTTCCTACGCGGCAACCCAACAGAGTTGGCCGACCTCATAACGAAACTAGTCCCCCTTGGTGTTCTTACTGAGGATGAAGCGCGAGCAGTGCTCGACCTACCAACTTTAGGTGTCTATTCAATGACGATGGGAGTCCCACAATGAAAACAATGACAACAGATAGCCCAATCATTTTCGAGGAGCGCGAAGCAAGCGCAGAGGGCGATATCGTAGGCAAAGGCCACGGCCTCGCAGTTCCCTACGGCACAGAGACAGACCTCGGTGGTGTTCGTGAGTCGTTCGCCCCTGGCACATTCGATCCAGCAACCGTTATCGGCAAGCCGCTGGCCTACCGTCACGGTGAACCCGTTGGAATCATTACGGGCGCAGAGAATCGCGAGGACGGGCTCTATATTGATTTTGATATTGTGGACACCTCACTGGGCCGCGACGCGGCAGTGTTGGCCCGCACCAACTCAGTCAAAGGCCTGTCAATCGGGTTCAACCCTGTCAAGTCAGCATGGAACCGTGCGAAGGATGCAGTACAACACAGTGCAGCAACTTTGCTAGAGGTCAGCCTCACCCCATACCCTGCTTATGCCACCGCAGGCGTGAGCAGTATTAGAGAAAATCAAAAAGGAGAAACAATGTCCGAGACCATGGACTCGACCGAGCAGGTCTCGGTCGATCAAGAAGCACGAGAGGCAGTTGCCAACTTGCGCGAAACTGTCCAAGCAATCGAAGCCAAGGCGTTCGCTACCGAGGCAACGCACGAGTTGAGCAAGTTCCGCTCATTCGGCGAATACTCCAAAGCAGTGTTCTACGGTGAAGTTGAAAACCGCGCACTCGATGAGCAGACCCTCGCAGACGCACCAGGGCTCGTGCCTCCAATTTGGATGCGCGAGATCAAAGGCGTTCTAGATCGTGGTCGCCCTTGCATCACTGCACTTGGCGGACCTTCCAGCGCAGCAGGCGCAGGCATGTCAATCGCATGGCCTTATTTCGATGGTGACTTGAGTGCAATCGTCGCAGCACAGGCAGCCGAACTCGACGAGGTAAACTCGGTCGATATTGACATTAAAAAGGGCACAGCGAATCTCGCAACCTACGCAGCAGGCTCACGCCTGTCGATGCAGGTCATCGAGCGCACAGACCCCTCCTACCTCGACGCCCATAACCGCATTATGTTGGGCGCTTTCGGCACCGAAACTGACTACGCCTTCCAGGCAGCACTTTGGGCAAACGACACCGCTGGAGTCGATTACGACTTTAGTGCTGATACCACAGGCGCACTATTCCGCGAGGCAGTATTTGCAGCCGCCGTCGATGTCGAGTCAGCCACAGGCCAGCCAGCCGAGGTCGTATTCGTGTCCTCAGCAGTGTTCAAGAAAATCGGCGGATGGTCCACATTCATGCCAGACGTTTACAGCCCCAACAACGTGTCGGGCACATTCAACGCACGCACACTCAATATCTCAGTTGCTGGCCTGACAGTGGTCCTCGCTCGCGAGTTCGCCACCGATGACACCGAGTCCGCAATCGTCACAAACCGCGCAGCAATCGGATGGGCAGAGGATGGCCCACGCCTAGTCACTAACGAAGTTGCTGCCAACTTGGGCCGCGACGTAGCAATCTACGGTTACGCAGCAGCGACACCATTCGTGTCCGCTGGCATCGTCGGAATCTACGACCAGGCATAAGGCGACCAGGTAACCCGATCATGGCTCTATTGACAGGCCAAGAACTGGCCGACGCTCTCGACGTTGATTATGCCTCGCTTGAGGACATGCTCGACCAAGTAGCGGCTACGTCATGCGATCTAATCGGCTA